CCTCTTGGAATACAGCTCACATTCTTTTTATTATTTATCCAAGGATTTTCTAAGGTATCACACATCCGTTCACCATTTAAAAATAGTTCACCAATGACAGAATTTTCTGAGAATGTATCTCGAATAAGAAGAAGGTTAATCAGTTTTTTTTTTGTCAAATTTAACAAATTTATAAATCGTAAAAGTTATAGCTAGAGTCAAGGAGCAAAAAGTTAAAAGTTCATTAGCTTGTCCTAAACTTAGTCCTATTGCTGTACTATTTGCTATTCCTACTTGAAGGCTGTCTTGCATTTGTTTTATTTTTAGGCTTTTTATCCAAGTAGGATTTAAGCTTAGTTATATTAATTTGTTTTGGCTTGTAGTGTTTCTTCATTATGAGTAATCAGAGGAGCTTAAAAAATTTCGTAAAGTAAGTCTAGTTCCTTGGTTTTGTGGTCTTTCAAGATTCATTCCATTGTAGTATGCGTTTCTATCAGGGTCTACATCAGCACCAGTATTTGTGCTATATTCTGGAAAGCTTCCTGTATTATTACAAATATAGTCTATCATTCTTTCTGTATAATATTCAGCAGTATTTCTTACTTCTTCTCTTAAATGTTGTGCTTCTTCCGTAGAAAGTGCATTTCCAGTTTCTGAAGTCTTGGAATATATGTTACCATTTTCCACTTTAAAACGTAAAAATGGAATACAATTGTATAAAGCCCAGTTTGGGAGCATATCCCCTATGTAGTCATCTAGTAAAGTCTTATAAGCTTCATTACCTACAGAGCCTACAGTACCTGTTGTAATTAAGTCTTTTAATTTATTGTTAAGGTCAGTACCTAGCTTAGTTTCTACATAGAGCTTCTGTGCTTGACGTACATAGGGAAGTAGGAGGTCTACATCGACATTGAGGTTGATTGCGGTGCTGTCCTTCAGCTTCGCTTCTGATATAAATAGTACGTAACTCATAATTATCTAGGTTCTAAAAATCCGTTATTTTTCATTGTTTTTGGTGCTTTTGCTACTAAGCCACTATTCCTTTTTAAAGTAAACCCTTCACTTATAGCTTTTACATCTGAAATTATTTGATTGTCATTTAAATTTGACTTCGCATTTCTTAGTGATGTACGATACACAATTCTTTTGAAGTAATGATGGCAGTTGCCACCTCCTTTGTAGAGCCAAATTGAGTATGTAGCAGCACCTTTTGGTCCCCATCCTCTATTTACAGGCTTATTAGTTAATTGTAATAAATCTTCCTTTCTATAAATCTTTTTTGCTGACATCATTAACTTGCAAAAATCTCTTGTTTCTCCTTGTTGTGATAATGCACCATCTTTAGTGTAAACATATCTTACTTTGTAAAATTCATTGTCTGATTTATTAGTACCATCTTGTGAGCTTCTAGCATTAGGTCTAGCTGTTCCTGTTGAAGCTAGTTCTGTTTTACCATTAGCTATATTATTTAACTCACTTTCAAAATCAAAATCTTCGTGTTCATCATTTGAATTTTCTTCATCTACTATTTTCCAATCTTCAGGTATATCTTCTCCAAACTCCTCAATAAATTTAGAAAGTTCTGTAGCTTCTGTATGACCTTCACAAGCCATATAGACTGTCTTACCTTCGTATTCGTGTTCGTGGTACCCTTCACACCCTAAAGTCTTTGCACTTGCTAAGGCTTCTTCTATGGTATCAAAAACAGGCTTTCCATCAATCATTCCAACTTTAGCAAAGTCTTCTCTGACATCTACATCAACATCTAAGGGAGCATATCCCATTTCTTCTCTTATTTCGTCTGGAGTTAATACGGCTGCTAAGTCTTGATTTGTAAATTTAGTTGTTATTGGTTTAAGTTGTACAAATTGAACAGGCATATCCATATTATTAACTTGAAATATTTTGTGTAATACTTTAAGTATTTGTCCTTGAAACGGCATTATTACCGTATTGAGATAAAAATTAGAAGCTGCGTTTAGCTCGTCTGCATTGCTTGAGAACCCATTAGCACTATCCAAGCCCATAAGTGTCTTAGAAGTCACCCTATGACCTGAGAGGATGTTGCTAGTGAGTAGTTCTTGGAGTGCCAAGTACTGTTTGTCTAAATCTGAAGGGCTGATAGGAGTTATTTCAGGAACTCTAGTCTTGTCATCTGAGAAAGTAAGTACGAATTTACCTGCATTAGTACCTGTGAATTTATCAGTAATACTTTGTTCTATCTGTCTACGCTCATCAGCGGTCGGAATTCCATTTGCGAAACTAATCATATAACTTCCTGAGAATGAATTACTTACGTTTTGTAGGTGATATTCGGACACCTTGGAATCGATTAGACTCCAATTATTACAAGAGATGTAATCAGCACAATAATAAGAATTCATATTAGGGCTATAAAGACCTGTGTAAAGGATTTGATTTGGTGAAGTTCTATCGTTTACATTAAAGGCTGGTACTCTATAAGGCTTGTTCATTCTTGTATTTGCCCAGTCGCCTGATACATAGTAACCTCTAGTTTTTCCAAATTCATCAGGACGCTCACATCTAATTTTTTCTACTGCGATGTGATAGATTTCGGCTATCTGAGTTCTATCTTTTGACCATACAATATTAAGAGCAAAAGCACCTTGAAGCTTAAAGTCAAAAGCTACCTTTTTTAAAACCTCGTGAAGTGTTTCATTTCCGTTAGCATTATTCATAAAGTTCTGAAGCTTAACTCTTGCTTCTTCATCTCTATCATCTTCATCAGAAATGACTATGTCCTCCGCACTTATCATTTCGCTAGTCGCGTTTACGATTGCAGCCGTTATTGAACTAGAGTAGTAAAGGTCAATTAAGAACTGTGGATAGAGGTTTCTCCATTGCCCATTAGCATCGCCATATTCTATATAGTCTTTTCCACGTACTTCTTGTACTAATGGTGCTGTGCTGGTGCTTAAATCTACTGAAATTATTTTATCCATTTTATAAGTTTGAAAGTCTTTCGTTTATTAAATCTGTTAATACTTGTGAAGTAGAACTATATACTTGTAATTCAAATAGACTACCATCAAAATTATCAAATATTGGGTTAAAACTTCCTAATGTACTAAACCTAGTGCTACCAGTCATAGTTGCAGTACTACTTTGAACTACTCCATTTACATTCATAGATACTAAATTAGCTGAATCTCTTGTAATAACTACATAAGCATCTTGCCAATTTCCTGTAGTTGTTGAAATAGAAGCTCCAAGTCCGATATTGTTAGTTATACTTAATGTATCAATATCATTTAAACTCAATACAGGTTCTATAGCAGTTTCATCAGATAAAATATAGCCTAAATATGTATTTGCCTTTATTTTAAAAGCTATAGTAAATTCATTTGTTAATATAAATGATGTAACTGAATTTAAAAAGTCATCATCACTAAATACGACTCCACCTGTAGCTGCTGTGTATGAAGGTAATTTACCTACTGTACTTTGCGACATATCAAAAGTATTAGGTGAACTATCTTCCCAACCTTTTACTTTACCACCATCTAAAGTTAATCCTGTTTTATTTTTATAGAAAGCTACTATAGAAGCTTCATCAGCAGGATTCCAAACAACAATATCTTGCCCATACCAAACATAATTAGGGTTGTCTGGTGATTCGTGCTGGTTGTATTGTACTTGTTCTGTTCCTACTTTCTCAGTTAAGTTCAAGATTCCTTTTGTTACTAATCCTTGAACTACTCCATTAAGGTCATCTACAGGCAATACATCTTTTTCTGTTGCTGGAGCAAATCCAAAAGCCACAGTTACAGTATTTGTCCAAGTAACTTCATAAACTTCATATTTCCAATGTCCTGAAGGTAAAAGATTGACTTTTCCAGTATATCTATCTGGAACAAGATTATAAAGAAAATCTAATTTAGTATATCTTGGTTGAGGTCCTTTAATAGAATAAGGGTAAACATATTCTATATCACCATTCATATCATTTATAAGCTTTACTAGCAATCTAACTTGTCTAACAGGAACTTCAGTATTGATTCTATTGTCTTCAGTAGATAAGTAAGCTGTAAAGTCTGATTCTGTAAATCCTTGTATCATACTATATAATAGAAAAAAGTTGTTTTTGTTTGGTATAAAGAAAAAGGGTAGCAATTAAGCTACCCTCATTCAAGAATTATAATAAAACAGATAAGAAAATTAACCTTCTACTATTGTTCCAAAATTAAATCCTGCATTTGTAAAAGGACCTGTTGCAATAGGGTAGTCAGCGACCATTGGGAAAGGTTCTGCTTCCATTCCGTCAAAGGTCAAGCTATAACCTCCTCTATCTCCCCAGGCTGCCCCAGAATCAATAGTACCTGCGTTAAGTTCCATTCCATTAGTTACTCCTAAAGCAACTATCACGTCAGTTCCTGAAGGTAAAGTTGCGTTTAATTGAGCAAAACATACGAGTTTTGTCGCTCCTAAAAGTTTGATTTGATTTTGGTCTTCTTTGGTTAAACGGTTAAGAATTACGCTTAAAGAAGGAGTATAGTAAATAGTTCCATTCTCACGACTACCTACGATTGTTTCTGAAAGACTAGCTACACCTAAAGGCATAGTATATCTGTATAAGTCATTAGAACCCATTTCTAAATCAGTAACTTCTCCTGCTGTAACAGGAAGTCCTACTGTTTCTATTGGTGCTGTAAATTGGTCGTAAACTCCGAAATAAACAAACTTTATTCCACCACTGATTCTATTACAGTCGAGTCCCCTTCCTTTTGTTAATATGCCACAAGCCATAATTGTTTTTTTTAAGTGGTTATAAAGATGGAGGGCTTTGACACCCTCCGTCTTCGTTTTTATTTATTTATTAAGACTGTCTTACGATATCAGCTCCTGTACCTGACTGTACACCTGCTGAGTAACGAGCAACCATTCTAATATTATCTGAACCATCTAAGTTAGCCATATCCATCAAGTTGATTCTAGTAGCATCACTTAAAAGGTCAGTACCAAAGAAAAGATTTGATTTTTGAGCTATTACAACTTCATTCTCTAACATTCCGTTACAAACTGCAATTTTGTAACCTTCGAACATTGGTACATAATCTCCATTCATATTGTAAGCATTTACATATCCTAAAGTAGATACTGCTCCAATGTAGTATTGGTAAGTTCTTTGACTCATATATATATGTAAATCTTCTTTACCTAAAACTGCAACAGGAATAACTGCAACTGCTGCTTGTAATTCTGCTATAATAGTACCTGCTGTATATGCTCCACCTGCTACATTTTGTACAACTGTAGCATCAACACCTGGTAATAAAAGTCCTGTTGCTGCTCCTAAGAATCCGTTGAACTGACCTGCAACAGCAGTTCCTGCCCAAATAGAGTTTTCAGTTGCTTGTGCTATAATTTCTCCCATATAAGAAATCACATAATCTTCAAAAGATGCTGAAGGTGGTGCGCCTGCTCCTGCTCTCATTTGTAGAGCTTCCCAAGAAGATAATAAAGTTTCTTTACAAATATCCATATTTACTTGTAAGTTTTTAGGCTCTAATACTTTTTCAGTTAAAGCTAAAGTTCCTGCTGCTGTAAAGTCGCAAGTTGCATCTACTACAGAATTTACTGTTTGATTAAGAGCTTGGATGTTGCTCTTAAATTTAATATTTTCTATCATTGTAAGATAGTCTAAAGAATTCGATGCTTTTAAAGCTGCTGAGATGTAGAATCCTGCCGCCTTGCCATTGAAATTCGCTTGTGTTACTGTAATTGCCATAGTTTTGTTTTTTTAAATTATTGTTTATTATTTATTTAAGTTGTATAAGAATTTTTCCTTACTTGTCATTCTTCTAAAATCTTGTGCAGTAGGTGTTGCTCTTTCTGAACTAAATTTATTAGTGTCTAAAGGAGCTGATGCAGGAGCTTCTGCTAACTCAGTTTTTAATTTTTTATTTTCAGCTTTTAACTTTTTTAATTCATCTTCTGCTGAGAACTCAACTACTTCTGTAGTCTTAATAGATTTTGGATTAGTAGAAGGCTCTTCAGTTACTTCAGCCATTTCTTCAACCTCATCATCTCCTC